CCGACCTCGTGGTTTAGCGTGTAATGTGTAATACATTATGAAAATTAACAACATTACTGTAGTTCCTCGGAACAACCGTCCTACTGTTTTAGGTAAGACGGCGTTGGAACTGTATTACATTAAGGGTGGAGTGTACACTGACCCTTACCAAGTTTGCTCTGTTATTTTAGTCCCGGATACTGTTACGTCCAGCACGTACCATAAGACCATCACAAACGGGGACCCAGAGCGTTATTTGGATTATGAGTCTTCTAGCACACGTTATGGTAATGTCGCGTCAGGGGTTGTCTCTGCGGTTGACATGCGATGGCGTAATGTGGTGTCCGCGACACAGGAACATGTGTCTGACCCCGACGCGACAGAGTTTGAGACAGTTAATTACAAAGGGGATGTTAGTTCTGCAAGTGGGATTTTCAAAATTGGTGAGGGGCATTTCGCTGTTGTGCTTCAGCCTGAAGGTCTTTACGTATCATCCGAGTACTTGAATGACATCGAGTTTGCAAATTCCGGAACTGCGACTCAATCCGCGTCTGGGGTAGGAAAATATTATGATATCTGGGTAATTGTTGATAATGAAGGAGCTTCGCCAAAAGCTTACATTAATAAGGTAAGCTTGTTTAATGACACAATTATGGCTATGGCGGAGCCTTTAAGTTTTACTTCTAAAAATCAATTAGTTCAGAAATACGTAAATGTTGGGAGTAACGTAAAACTTAAGGTTAAGACAGAGATTTCGCTAATGGACAAAAATATCCCACTAGACATCCGAAGTATTTTTTCTGACTCGGTAATCCAATCCGCCGAGATAAAGATTCGTAAATACGATGAGAATGGAGGGGGATGGTCTCAGTTGCAAGATTGGTCCGATGTCGATTTCATCACATCAAGTGATACTATGTTATACGGGTACACCTTCTCAACTGTTGGGAGGTACGATGTTCAAGTCAAATATACCTTAATGGACGAGACTATCTATAGCGACAAATGGAATTTAGTTTGCCGATAAGGCTTGGGACACGAAAAAGCTAAAGTTCATTGCCCTAGTACTTTGTGATATATATTCGTACATCTTACTGGCGTCCTTAATGTCTATGTGGAACGCGTTCCAGTCCTTGTAATCTTCTGGAGGTTGCACTTGTTGGATGTTTGGCGTGTTTAACCTAAGCAAGAGATTACGAGCTTTTTCAGCTCCCACTTTCCCGGCGTCATCATTATCAAAACTTAGAATTATTTTGCGTCCTCGGAGTTCCCGAGCTTGGGTGTAGGACATCATGCTCCCCTGAATACACGTAGCGTTTAGCCCGTTCAGCTGTAATGTTATAGCATCTAGAGGACCTTCGGTCACTATTACGTAATCTAACATTTCGTTAAATGGGAATAGTATTTCACTAGACTTAACTCCATGCGTAGCCTTTCCTGGGTTAAGATACTTCATTCCGTATGAGGATAAGTTTCTGGCCTGAAAGTAAACCATATCACCTTTGTACTTATAAGGGATAATTAACCGGTTGACGTATTTGCCTTCCATTCCNACATAAAATGGGAAGTCTTGCAACCCACGAGTTATAACCATTTTAGATGCTACTCGTTCCGATAGGGAGTCTGAAATTAAAGCTGATGAAATATTCAGTTTTTTGAAGTTTTTAAACTCTTCGTCGATTTCAGACTGACTGTTTGAAATGCTTTCCTGTCGGACGGTCGACACGTCAAACAACGCTTCTGGGGAATCGAACAACTTCCGACCTACATACTTATGAGCTTCCTGTTCTGAGATTCCTTCAATGTGGGATATCAGCTGTGGGAAGTTACCGGTCTCTTTGGACTTGAAGTCTTGCCACAATCCCGTGGCCATGTTAATGGACATATGCTTCTTTTTATCCTCAACGAATATTGAGTCTACTAAGAATTCTTGATTATTTACTAAAAAAGATTCAAATTTCTCGTGTAAATATTCTTTAATAATACTGGATGGAATTTTCATATGTTTATAGATAAAGTATCTCCTAGTAAAATTAAAGTCTTCGATGAGTGTAAAGCGAAATATAAATTTAAATATATTCATTATTTGAAGGAAGAGTATAACGAAAACCTGTCAACCGACGCTTTACAGTTCGGACAGTTCATACATAAGGTCCTGGAAGACGGGGTTAATTGTAAGTCCTATGATGAATTGGTTGAGATTGCCAAATCAGTACGTAGTCAGTACACCTTCTCCAAGGAAAAGGAAAGACTCACAGAGTCGTCGCTTAGGAATTTTATTATGTTTAATAAAAGCCTAACGGACACCGTAAGCACTGAAATGAGTTTCTCGGTACCTTCCCCTTGCGAAGGGTACCATATCAACGGAATTATTGACCGGATAGTTATGGGGAAAACGGGAGACCTTTTAGTTATTGATTACAAGACTAGCAAAAGGCCAGCCGCAAAAAAGGACTTGTACCACGATGCTCAGATGCAGATGTACGCGTACGCCATTCATAAAATGTATGATGTCCCTGTAGACAGGGTGACCGTGGCTCACTACTACCCTCACTTAGATAAGTTCGTTTCTATTAAGTATTCTTCCAAACACATTGCCTTATTTTTGAATGCGCAGAAGGGTAAGGTCTGGGATATTCGAAAAAGAAAAAAGGATGATTTTCATCCTGTTACGAACCGTTTCTGTGACTGGTGCGGATATAAGGGCCTTTGCCCAGCCTACGGAGCCGACCCTAATAAGGTTGATGAGCTTATAGAGGAGATAGGAAAGAAGCGTAGGCACGAGAAGCGCCTGAGAGGTCATTTTACTAAGAAGGATAACCCCTGAGCTAAATGCTAGTGGGATAGTTATTTCACTTTCCTATCATCGATTACGAGTGGCCTATACAATCTTACGTTTATGCAGGAAAAGAAATCATCCACATAGTCTGGTCCGTAATTAAATTTTCTGGTATAGGTGGCTACTAGTGTGGAGAGTTTGAACGGTTTTTGCCGCTTTAGTGCCGTTATTATTTTTTGTTGGAAGATATTTACGAATGACGTGGAAAATCTGTGTTTCCATTTGTCCCTGAATTCAAATGACAAAGCATAGTCTATTTGCTCCAGGAATTCTGATATCTCTATTGATAGGTTGTCCACGATATATAATAGAGGGGTTTAAAATAAATTGTTACCTTTTTATAATAAAGTTTTAGAGGANTCTAAGTTCAGATTAGGCACTGTTACGCGGATGCCTTCGTTTGCGTCGAACTTGTACACGTTTCACTACAGGAGTAAAACCGGAAATGAGAGCTCTCCTTTTGTAATGCTTATAATGAGTGAAAGGTCGGGGAACGCAATATTCACAGCAAAAAACGGATTTAGGTACATGCTTGCTATTAATTTACAGTATATTACTAGCGCTGAAACTAGGAATCTCCTCATTGAACGCCTCGAAGGCAGAGGTCCTATATCATGGAAGCACGCTCTGACTGTTGGTAGATTTTTTACTAAAAAGTCCGAAACGATGTTTGGGGCCCAAAACCCAGGAATGATGAAACCTTTGGTATCCCCCCTTATGCCTCATGAGGATGCAGGAGTTTCAAGGTTTTCTAAAAATGCTGCTAAGTATTTCATACGTCAATATGATATCCGTAAGCTAAGAGACCTTTCTGTTGTTGACCCTGCTAAATACTTAGAAGGGATGGGACATTCCACCTAATCTTATGGCAAATAGACAAGAAGAACTAGTCCTCGCAATGGAAGAGCTTACTGGCACAATGAAGCGCCAGTCCTCTATTACAGAGACTATGGGGCAAGCCATCCAATCAGCGATGACGTCTTCTGAGAACCTTAAAGCTGCAATGCTTAAGACAGGAAGTTTTCAGGAAAACAAAATGCTTGGAGCTATTAAGGACCTATCAGATATGCCAGGTCGTGTTGATAAAGTTATCCAAAATATGGGACAATTCCTAAACCAAGGTTTGGGACAACATACCAATACCTTCCACAAGGTTGTCAGTCAAATTACCGCTCTTGGGCTGGATAATGGACCCTTCCTCCAATTAGCACGTTCAATGAATTCCAAGATGGGCATGTCCTTAGACCAACAGACCGAGCAGTTGAAATCTTTAATGAATCTTCGAGTTGTTACAGGTCAAAATCCTGAGTTAATGGCTAAGGCATTAGCTGCTCAATCTCAAACTTTCGAACAAGCTGCTGGTATTTGGGGTCCTGGATTCTCTGAAAAATTAATGAACTCTATGAAAATCATGGCTCGTGGCGACCAAGGTCAAGAGATGGTTGCTAAGATGATGAATATGTTAAAGCCGTTGCTAGAAGCCGGACCTGAAGGCATGGCTAAGAGAGCAGCCCTAAACCAAGGAAGAGGACCTAAGCTTCACGAGAACATGTCACAGCAGGAGATGATACAGTGGATAATGACTTCGATGGAGTCTATGGGTTCTAACCCCGCATTCCAATCCGCTATTACTCGAAGCGTGACAGGNGGAGGTCTTCTAGGTATGGGAGGTGGAGCTGAATTCCAGACAGCTCAGCAAATGCGCTCGAGATTAAAGGGGCAAACTGCTGGAAGTTTAATGGCGGACTTAGCAAGAACAGGGGGAGATATGGATGACCTTGCTAAAGCCGCGCCAGGTGGGAAGCTTGGTCAAAGCGTTGACCAACTACTATCGACAAAACTAGCCAATCTCATTAACCCATGGGCTGACGCTCTCCCTGAAGCAATTACAATCGTTATGAAGTCTTTGGATGGGCTGGCTGAATCTGCTGCCGGCTTATCTACCAAGTTCGCAGGATGGGTGAAAGGAAAAGCAAACCAAGGAGCTGGCACATTAGCCGGCATGATTTCCTCCTTGCGCGGAGGATCAGCGGATTTAGGGGGGATGCTGGGAGGATTGCTGTCAGGTGGAGGAGGTATGTTATCTGGAGCGGGCTCTATGCTTGGCGAGGGACTAGACCATATGGGGGCAGGTGGCGACTTTTTGAAAAGCGGTTGGAAAGTACTATCTAACTCTGTCATGCTTCTTGTAAAGGCTTTCACCGAAGGTGGAGTTTTTGGGGCTTTAGGGGGTATAATCAAAGGTTTCTGGGACTGGATGGTGGCCGCAATACCGCACTACCTTACAGGCTTTTCGGAGTTACTGGGAGCCAAGGTAGCGTCGTTGGTGGCGGAAGGCAAGGCGTTGGTTGATCATCTCCTGGCTTCTGCGTTCGCTTGGGGTGACTATTTTATCGAGATGATCAAAATGAATATGGATATGCTATGGGCTGATATTTCTCGTTCCATTAAGATCTTCAACTGGGAATTTGCGGCTACCAAGCTAAGTTCTGAAGAAATTGAAGATTTGTCCGCAAGCAGTATCACAGGCCGACGCGACGCGGCACTCAACACAGCCAATACAGACCGCAGTGTGGCCCTTATGCAGTCCGACAGAGCCTTGGCAAATGTGGAAGATTATGGAATTTTGGCACATGATAGCACGGATATGAAGGTGGCAAGCGATTTAATGTCCTATTCCCTTCAAGATTTGAAGGATGCCTTTACTGCAGGACCCCAAGCTGAAAGGCTCCAGAATATTGAAGGCGGTTTGGAGGACATGTGGAAAATATCCAAAGATGCCTGGGGTGAGGTATTAGAATGGGTGAGAGCGAACTAATAATATGGTAGGAGGACATAGAAAATCAGCAATGGGTGCCATTACTATAGATGGCGCCGGGACTATCCCTATTTATGAGAACCCAAAGATTAGGGAAGGAAAGAAGGCAGGGTACAACAGGACTAATATTTTCAAACGTAGTGAGCCTGTTCGTCTGTGGGTGGGGTCTACTGCTATGACATTGGACGTAGAAATTAAGTATACCTTACCCCACATGGTAACTCTTGGAGGTGCCGGGATTGTACAGTCAGCAGTAGAAGCTGCTCGCAAATCTGTTGAGCCCAGAGGAAAGAAAGGGCCTGGTGTTGCCAGACTTACGATGTATGGAGCTTTAGTTAAATACCCTCCATGTATTATTACTGACTACGAGTTAGATGCTTCTTATGACCAAGGAGCGTACGGTCACGATTCTCGCGTAATTATTTTACGATTAAAAATGGAAGAATACCATGGACTCGACTAATGACCAACCCACACGAAATTTTTAATGCGTCCTCCATAACCCACAGGGATAAGCCTCTTTCTGTGTTATCCCCCTCCCCGGAATATACTAATTTTATTGAAAATCTGGATAACAATACTTATAAAGTTGCTATTATACCTGAAGGGGTGGATGGACGCCCAGATTTGCTTGCTTACCAAATTTACGGGACCGAAAAACTATGGTGGGCTATTATGCTCGCGAATAGGATTGACGACGTAACCACACAATTAGTAGCAGGCAAGAAGGTTTTTGTTCCATACATTCCTGGAATTGCTTTTGTTATTGATTGATTAATGGTTATTGCTGCTACAAACGACGGACCTGCATTCGTTAAAGCCCGCGCTTTAAGTGGTGACGGCGGGGATGACCCATTTGATTTGAAAAACACAATGCGGGAGTTCCGCATGCAAATGGGCGCTTCTAAATCCGGAGGAGGTAGAATTTGTGAACTCTCCCTAATAGCCCCCTCAGCCTCCACTGAGAATAAACTTCTTTCTTTTCTTGGTAAAAATCGTGAGGAGAATTGTTACGAGTTTGAATGGGGTTGGGAAGGTGGGGGCAAGTCAGATAAGGTTCTCGCGCAGTTTGTGAACGTGGACTATACAATGAATCTTGGTAGCGAAATCACGATGAAGGTTACGTTTGCTGTTACAGACAATCAAATTAAAAACTCACTGTCCGGAAAGAAAGCAACAAAAACTAGAAGGGTATCTTCTTTAGAGCCTGAGAAAGGGTTAGGGAAAACACTAGGCAAGTTAATTGCTAAAGTTTGCAAAGTTCCCGGGATGATTACCGCTGTTCACATACCTGAGTCGTTCCAGATTAACAGTAAGATGGGGGCTTTTGCAGACGCTATCAAAAACGGTTGGGAACCTTCCTCCAAAGAGGGTGGCGACGGAAAGCCTGGGAACTCCGAGGGTGCGGAAACATATGATGCGCGGGATATTCCAAACGTAAACGAGGGTCTTGCTAAAGATGAAGCCATGGCACAGGCTCTAGCGGAAAGCCCGTTTAGCTATAGTGCAGGGAAAGGAGACAAACGTTCCGACCCATCTAGCCCTGAGGGTCAGCTCAACTCGTTATGGGGAGGGGATAGGAGAGATGCCGCGGACAACCCCTGGGNTAGGTACGGAAGAGATTATGATAACAGCCCCTTGGTAGGACANTCTTCATTCTCTTTGGACATGAGGGACCCTTTTGATGTTTTATTAGGGGGCGAGGGGAAGCCTTTAGATGCTAACCCTACTCACCCTGATGATTTTATCCCAAGCATTCCAGGCGCAAGCGAAAGTATGGAATCATTTTCGTCCCTGCGCTCTGCCTTTAATTCTCAAGTAAACTTTTTTGAATGGGAGCGAAATTACCCGGGACAAATAGAATACTGGGTAAGAGGGGAAGCTCCTCGTGTTATCCAAGAACAAGCCCAGTCTAATCTTGCGACGTGGGCGAGGGATGAACAAGGCGCTTGGGATAGTTTTATTCCCTCGTTGGCTTATGTATCTAAATTCTGCAAGGTCATTGGTGACGGTTTGTCTAGCCCTAATATATTTGAAATACCCCCACAGGACGAGGAAACGACTGATGCGTTTGGTCCCGGAGTATGGATGTTCAGGCTATCCAACGAAGCTGTGGCGGATATTACCTTACACGTCTCGCGACAGTCTGCTAGACTTGATGTTGTTGATGGGTTAAACTCTTTGGAGTTTATGCCCCCTCCGCAATCGACTGCAAAAACAACTGGGCCCTATAAGGACGGACAATTTTTATATAATTCCTCTCCGTTTGATTCCGGGGGCTTCATGTATTCAACCGCGGGTGATGGAGATGGGAGTGACAGTGCGGGTGATGGTGGAAGTGATGGAGGTAAAAAAGCCCAAGTCGTTTTAGCTATTAAAGAAGGGGAAGACATTGAATCTTGGCTTGGTGGTATTATAACGTGGGTAAATGAGCTCGTCGGGGAGGGAGATATGCTATCCTATAGAATTTACGAAGGCGCCGATATAGGGAAGGAGCTTAAGAAAGCGGTCCAAAACCCAATGAAAGGCAAACTTTACTTAGTTATCGCACCTTTAAAAGATATGGGAACCGACAAAAGCANTATNAAANCTCAGTCATCGTTCCCTTGGATTGGGAAAAAAGACCTAAACATTACAGTTGGTGGTTGGCAAAGCATTGTCGAAGGGTTAAACGTAAATACCACCGTAGTAGCTGCTGTACCTTCGAAAGGTCAGGTAGACCAAGGTAAGCTGAAATCTAAAGGTGATGCTAAAAGCGGAGCCGGAGGGGATTCAGCACAGGACAAAAACAAAAAAGAGGTTTCTAAAGGCGATATTACGAAAGGCGCTGAGGCGGTGGGTTCAGGTCAAGTAGATAAAGCAGCCTCAGAGGTAACAAAAGACGACAGCGACAAAGCTAGTGCCAACGGGGAAGAAGTAGAAGCCGCGAAAGACCAGACGGGCTCTGTTGCCCCGAAGACCGCTGAAGCATCTAATAAGAAAAAAAAATCAGACGCTGCTAAAGCTAAATCTACTTTACAAGCAGTAAACTGGGGTAACGTTGCGTTTAAAGTTACAGTTACTTGTTTAGGGCTCCCGGAGATATCAGGGGTTAATGAGATTGCAAGGAATGTGAACTTAGATGTTCCGGATATTCGAGGAGGCTCAGGTTCCCACGGGCTGTCTGGTAATTATATGATTGTGGATTACGAACATGTTATTTCGACTGACCAAGGTTTTAAAACTAAGTTGGTATTATTTACCAAAACAGGTAACGAGTTTACAAGTTAAGATATGGGACTAGCCTCAAGATTATACTACTTGGAGAAACAAGTAACAGAGCTGGCCAACAGTTTAAAGAAAACCGCAGACACTAGCCCACAGGACGCTGCTATGTCTGATGCGGGAATGAACACCGACCTTGCCGTGGGAGGTATGGGGGAATTCCTAGGAAAGATCTTCATGGCTAGAGTAGTTAATTCGGCTGACACCCTTCACGGCGGTCACCTGAATGTGATTTGCGACCAGGTCCATGGTGACGAGGAGTTTACATGTAAGATGGCTACTCCCTTTGGTGGAGCTGGATACGGATTTTTCGGCGTCCCAGGGAGAGGAGCCTCAGTTTTAATCACAGAGGTCACGGGTGAAGGTTGGGTTTGGTTCTCGTGCGTGTATAATTTGGAAGTTGAGAAAGGTGGGATGGCGACTGTAGTAGACCCTAAAGGTGAAGGTTCTGAGGCGCAAAAACATGAAGCAGAGGACGAGCTCGCAAAATTAGGGAGAAAGGAAGGGGACCCGATGCAAATGACTCACGGGGTTCCAGAAAGCTTCCTGGTGTACGAAGACAATAACCAACCAGAGCAATACATTTGGAAAACTCCGAAAGGTAATAAAATTATTATGTCGGAGAAGCATACTGAAAACAGTGAAGAAAAACATATAACGATTCAATCTGTTGGAGGGAAAAGAATTATTCTGGATGATGGTGATGCTAGGACGACAATTGGGACTGAGCCTACTGTCCCTGAAGGACAGACAGGTGATAGGATTATTATTGCCGATGGAGATGAGTGGGAAGAGGAAGGGGGACCTAATAGAATTTGGATTCAGTCTACAGCGGGAGAAGCAGGTGTAGAAGATTCCATTCAAGTCTATGCTCGAAATAGTTTATTTTTAGAAGCCCGAGAAGGGAATATCAATATGACCGTACTTGACTCAGAAGTGGAAGACGCTCATATACTTATTACTAATTTGGCTGGCGGCAATTTGGAGATGGATATCGAAGAAGGTGATATCGCTGCTGCTGCCAAATATCGAATTTGTTTGAATGCTTGGAATGAGGACGACTCAGAGCCACACTTAGGTACGATTGGCATGAGGTCTAAAGGGTCTTTTTCGGTTAAGAATGGATTTGAAGGTGAAACTCAAAATCTACAAATGCACCATGAGTCCAAAACGATGACGGTAAACGCGGGCACTCAGGCTCTTGTTTTGATGGGTGGGTCAGAAACCCCAACAACACATTTAATGGGTAACACGGTGTATGTTACTGCTGAAGATTTGATTCTTTTAGACGCTGAGCGCATTGTTCTCAATGCCAACTCAATAGACTTAAATTATGGCAACCAAATTATAAATAGAACGTTTGACGATGCTTTTAATCTCCCAATGCTAGACGGACTTGCCCCTTGTGAGTTACTAGAGGATGATAAAGAAATAGAATTTTTATCCAATAATTCCGGAGCAGGTGGTGGAGCCTCACTTGCCGGAATGGGAAGTTTAGGGGGAGGTGGCGAAAACCTTACTCAGGACCCTGATACTGGAGGCGACACAGCTGGCCCACCTCCTCCTGGAGAAACTCCCGGTGAGGTCGGATTCGGTCTTAAGGGTGAGGATGGGGGCACCGGAATGGGTGGTGGAAGCGGTGGTGGTGGTGGTGGAAGCGGAGGCAGTGGTGGAAGTCCACCTCCTCCTCCTCCTGGAGGAGCTCCTCCTCCTCCTCCTCCTGGGCCATCGACTCCGACCACGCCGAGCACGCCCGGAGCAACTCCTCCTCCTCCTCCGCCAGGAACCCCAACTACACCTCCTGGAGGTGGCACGGCTCCTCCGCCAGGAGCCCCAACTACACCTCCGACACCCCCAACTCCCCCTACGATTGCTCTACCTCCAACGCCAACCACGCCTCGGGGACCAATCATCCCTTCCCCTCTTGGGGTGCCAGGCTTATTGGATGATGAGTTTGTTGACCCGCCAAACGACTACGGTGATGAAGATCACGGGGATCCTGGAACACCGCCGCCGCCTCCGACAGGCCCAACCGTCGATGTCACCGAAATCGACGAGCCTGATGGTGGAGGATTGACATATGGCGATGATGACCTCGGCAAGATTCATCCACCCGGACAGGATGGAGTAATTTCACCACGTGTCTCTTGGTTCCAACAAACACGTAGGGTCGGGCAACCTGGGGTTGACGAAACCGAAGAGACTCACGGTACGCCCTTGAAGGGAGACTCTTTAACCTACTCTACTTCACCTAAAACCCCATCTACAGGTAAGCCCGGTTCGGAGGGTCATCCTGGAACTTCACAAACGGAAGGTCTAGGCTCCACAATTTCCGAAAGAGAACCACCTACTGGAGGAGGGGTAGATTACTACGGATTATAATGTACACTTTAGACTTAGGCTTTCCTGCTAATGAGGTTCCCTCGCGTAGGCAATTAATAACTAATAATTCTTCCCGCGAGGTCCAAATAAGTAATTTTAAAATCTACCCAGAGGTTAACCCTGATGATTTTGATATTCTTCCTCAAATGTATTATACCGTTTATGTGTCTGGACACGACCCANCTGCANT